AAATAAGGTTAAAACAATATGGGATATTTAGATAATACGTCGGTAACGATTGACGCTATACTAACATTAAAGGGACGCGAATTACTAGCAAAAGGAGGAAGTGCATTTAGTATTACTCAGTTTGCCGTAGGCGATGATGAAATTGATTATTCATTATGGAATCCAGATCATCCGCTAGGAACAAATTATTATGGTACTATCATTGAAAATATGCCGATAACAGAAGCAATTCCTGATGAAACTCAAGCATTAAAATACAAGCTAATTACATTGCCAAAACAAACAACAAATATACCAGTAATTACAGTAGGTAATACATTGATTACATTGGCAGCTCCAGGTGATAGTGCTATTATTGCTCCAAATACAAGCAACTTCCAAGGCGGTAATGCAAATTTAGGATATACCGCAATTTTGTCTGATTCAAGTGTAGCTGATATACAAGTTACTAGAGCATTACAAAATTCAACTTTACCAACTACTCCTAGATTTATTGGCGATAACGAAGATGCACAAAGTGTTGCAGTAGCAGGATTTGAATTCCGTGTTGTTGCTAAGACTCAATTATTATCTAGTAAAACTGCTTCGATTACTATTATTGCAAATGAAACAGGTGGTAGTGTTACAATTAATTTAACCGTTAACCAAGCAACTACTGCGACTATTTAATAGGTATAAACATGAATACATCAACAGTGATAAATAAATTAAAAAATCAACCACGTCACGGTATTACACCATCTCGTACAATACCATTAGTGAGTACTCGAACTCCTGGGACAAATATAGGTTTAGGAGCAGCTGCTACGCAATTGTTACAAAATGCGGCAGCTAATACAACCGCTGCGGTAAATGATCAAGTTCAACAATTGGCTCAACAACTTGCAGATCAAATGGTTGCAGACATGCAACAAAGTCAAATGTTAACCAGAAACGGACGTGTATTTACAAAGTTTGATACTGTGAATGATATTGTATCAAATCAAACAGAAGTTGTAACGGGTGGTTTGTGGAGTGATAATGTAGCAAGTTTAACTACTTATTTTACATCATCGACTGCGACAACATCTCAACGTAGATATTATATTGATGTTTTACAAGACAATCCAGCAAATGATGGATCAGTAACACAGTTTTCATTAGCATATGGAAATGCATTAGGTAGTGGATCTGACTCACAAGGTACTTTGCAAGATTCTCCAAGTAAAGCAATTTATTCACAGTACCGTCAATTATTACTTAATGCAACAGATACTCGTTTTACAACTGCTGGGTCTGGTAGTACTGATTCAATTTATGTTGTTAACTTTAAACGTAACCGAGTTAAAGAAAAATTAGATGTTGGAAATTTTGAATTACCATTACGATTAATATCGGGTTCTAGACCATTAAATGCTACTGGATCTGTTGCTGTTTCTAGTTCGAAAATTGTTACTTTGATTGATGATTCATCAATATCACAAGGAACTCAAGTTGGTGCTGGCGTAGTTTATAATATTGTATCTGGTTCATTAAATGGCGGAGTGTTTAATCCGACAGCTCCTGTATATTATGGATTAGTTTACCCAGATTATGGAACATTGATATTAGATGGTAAAATGTTGGATCAACAACTTAATTTTCAAACTAATACTGGATCTAGTTCAGAAGGAAATAACCATTTCGCACTATACCATTCAATATCAGGATCGGCATTATTAACAAATTCAGCTACTGGTGATCCATATGGTTTCCAAGCCCGTAACTCAGAAAAAGTAACAAGCACGCATTATTTTGTAAGAATTAAAAATGCAGAATATAACTTTTCAAATAATCCATCATATGTAACCGGAAGTGTCGGGGAAATTTCACAAGCAACTTTTATAGGTGATCCTAAAACATATATTACTACAGTAGGATTATATAATGATCGTCAAGAATTATTAGGAGTAGCTAAATTAAGTCAACCATTGCTAAAATCATTTCAACGAGAAGCATTGATCCGAGTTAAGCTAGATTTTTAAAATAACACATTGATTTAGGCCCTGCTATATTTATAATAAATGTAGTAGGGTTTTTACTGAATATGGCTGAATCTAGATTATCAAACAATGAAAATACATATGTAGGTGCATATCCAACTGTCTTTAAAAAGATAGATCCAACGGATGTGATGCTTAATCCATTCCAAGTTTATAAATCTTGGACTGTAATATCTGGTAGTTCTACTAGTAGCATGATGCCATTAAACGCAATTTATTCGGATCAACTTCCTGCGATTGGCACTGAGTTAGTATACAATGATGCTGCAAATATTAATGGATCGTTGCAAACTGTTATTTATCACTCTGTTAATCATTTATACTATAAATACAAAGATGAACCATATAAATCATATGGTCCGACTGATTTAAATCGAACTACAAAAACATTGTTTGAATCAGCATCTGTATTGTCAATTCCTCAAATTAAAATTGGCGAAGGTATTAAAGCAGGATCATTTACATTTACTGGATCTGTGAATTTAGCAAGTGACCGTTATAGCAATGTATATGATGTTGATTTCGATCAAACAAAAATTGTTGGCGGAGAAACATTTTATGAAGGATTTAATGAGTATTTTGACACTTCTAGAATTCCATATACGAGTGAAAATGTTATATATCAATCCGGTGTGACTACATTAGTTGATAATGAGCCAGTTGGTCGTTGTGCTAAATTTAGTAATTCTGGCACAAATACACGCAGTTACATACAAACTTCAGTCCCGGGTTATTATGATCGAGACCATAATTATGCAATTTCATTTTGGATAGACCCGATTGCAACAACCGGCTATCAAGATCCGATTATTGGAAAATTATCTGGTCCACTGCAAAGTCAATACCCATTTGCTATTGCCGTACTACCATCGAATAAACTAGTTTTTGCAGCAGCCGCTAGCCCAACTAACTTAGTTTTTGTTACATCATCAGCTGCGTTAACAAATGGTACATGGACTCACGTTGTTTGTCAAAAAACAGGAAGCACTTTACAATTATATATTAATGGAACATTGAGTAATTCAGTATCTAATCAGATATTGACTAATACATATAGTCCATTAAGTGCATCAGGTAGAATTGATAATACGGCTGATGTGTATATAGGCGGACATCCTAATATAACCTCGTATTTCCGCGGAGTTCTAGATGAAGTTAGAATATTTAACAAGTCACTTTCCACTAGCAATATAAGTGCGTTAGCGGACCGTAGTGTAGGAGGAACGTTTTTACAAACAGCTCATGTTGGCAACGTGTTTAGCAAACAAGGACTAGTTGTAATTTCATCAGCTGATTATAGATTTAAAGATATTTTATTAAGTCCATATACCGCAAGTTATAAAAGCACGGTGACAATCAATGAACTTAGTGCTATTGCTAAATTAGATGCTGGCGATTTTAATATGTCAACTAATTTATCGTTAACACAAGACGATGATTCAACATATCATGCATTTGTTAGTGGCAGTGATTTTGCTCCTTATATAACTACAATTGGATTATATAATGAAGCCGGCGAATTACTAGCAATTGGTAAATTAGCACAACCAATTAAAAAACGAAATGATGTTGATATGAATTTTTTGATTCGAATTGACTTGGATAAAAATATTGCATTTAAAGGATAACATGATACGTTTAAAATCATTATTAGAAATTGTCGACACTGAGTTGCAAGAACTGTTAAATAAAATTAAATCAAAACAGTTTCGATTTATTGCAGCCGGAGATAATGGTCGTGTCTATGAAATTGATGGCACTGATCGATGCTTCAAAATAACACAAGAACGAAGTGAATTGGAAGTTGCACAAGTTATTGTTGGACGATGGTCTGAATTTACAACGTTTATTCCGGTATATTATGTTGATGCAAAACAAAGCATGTATATAATGGCAAATGCAGAACAATTACCAGAACCTGATAAATTGATGATTGACCAATTCATGAATCAGTTCAAAATGTATGCTCGAGAAACCGGAGGCGAAGTTAGTATATTTGATTATCTGGATAATGATGGAGCTCGCAATACTAACCCAAGACTAGTTAATTTTTTACGGGCTTTGCAACAAGACACAAACCGTACGGGCATCGATGATTTAGATTTAGATTTAGATTTTAAATCAGACAATGTAATGTTGTGGAGCAATAAAATGGTACTAGTTGATTGGTAATCAATATTTATAAAAAAGGAAATTATGTTAGAATCGATAATCAAAAAATATTTATTGGAATCTAGAAGATTCAAAGCTACTGTGCAAGCAATGAAGCCTGTGAGTGAATTTGATCAAGCAAGAAAAGATGGTGCTATATATGCATTTGAAGTTGTTTATACAATTAAACTAGGAAAAGATCCATTGCCAACAGAAACGGATGTGTTAAATACATTGCCTGGTATTATATCGGCAGATAGTACAGTTGGTGCGTATAGTAAATATGCTAAAGCTGAAAATAAATATGTTTTGAGCGTCAATCTTAAAGATTCAGAACGTCGAATGAAATGGAATGTTTGGATTGTTCCATCAACTAAAAAAATTAAATCAACTACTAGTGTTGCTGCAGATCCTAATACCGATAAGCCAAAAGCTGGGCGAGATCTCGCCCCAGAAGATCTTCCTGAGGTACCGGTTACTGCACGAAGATATACAATTGGAGCTAGTACATTGGTACAATTCAAACAACTTACTCCAGATGAGCAAGCAAAATATAAAAATATGAATGAAGGTCAACCATTTACTGCGGCAGATATTAAAGCAGCTCCTGTTGACCAACCAGAAGAAAAAGAGATAATTAATAAGCCAGAAGTTGAAAAAGGTGTTGCGATTCAGAATTTATTTGCGTCCCCAACGAGTAATGCAACTATATCTACACAAGAAACAGAAAAAATTACAACTCCATATCTATATTATCAACAACCAGACGGTAATAATTTATATACTATGAGTTATACTGATCCATATCTATATACTTACATGGATAATGCATGGTATACAATAAATAAATTAGCTTGGAATTCAAAAAAAGATACTACACCCATTCGTATAAAAAATGTAGCTGCAATTGCTAAATTAAATGCAACATTTGAAAAAACTGCAGTTGAACCAACAGCACCAGTAGCACCGGCTGCGATTGCATATAAAAAAGGTGATAAATTACAATTTAAACAATATGATGTAGAATATCCATTATGGTTTATTAAAGATGGTAAAGTATCCCGAGCAATGCGTTATGATGCCAAAGAAAAAAAACAAGTACTTGCTAATTACATGGTAAATTCTAACGATCCTAGCGCTAGAAATAACATATATTTAAAATATCAAAGGCCATATGGCACAAAAAAGTCATTTATAACAATTCCTCAAGGAACAATGTGGATTGTAGACAATGATGACATTAAACGAGCATAATAAAAATAAAAAGTTATATGGCAAAAAATCATTATCATAGTTCAGGAAACTCAAAACGAGCTGCGGCACTTAAATATGGATATAAATCTGGATTAGAACATACAGTAGCTGATCAAATAAAAAGTTACGAATATCCTTTGAATTACGAGACAGAAACATTAAATTATATAGTACCAGAACGCAAAGCAAAGTATACACCTGATTTTGTTTTTACTAAACGCGATGGCTCATTAATGTATATTGAAACAAAAGGACGTTGGACATCAATTGACCGACTTAAAATGAAACATGTTCTTGCATCCAATCCTGGCATTGATATTCGCATGGTATTTCAAGCTCCAACACAAAAAATCTCAAAAGCTAGTAAAACTACATATGAAATGCATGCACTGAAATTAGGCATAAAACATGTAGCTAAAAAAGATATTCCCGCAGAATGGTTCGCAGAATGTTTAAAAGATGGTGAGGAACCGAAAACAATTAAAACTTTTTTCAAGTAATGGTTTGATTTGTGAAATATTTTTAATATATTCAGTATAATTAATGAAATTCATTTTATTAATAGATTGATGAAATTTATTTGAATCGATCGTTAGACCAGGAATGAAATGTATGTGTCTAACTATTATTTATATATTATTAATATTATTTAATTGGATTAGTACTAGTAATTCATTATATTATTATTAATGAAGAATCTTAAATTATTACAGTTATTAGAATCAGTGCTTGGTAAAGGTAAACCAACATCTGGTGATAATATTGCATTCTTCTCCCCATTTACTTCCCAT